TCGCTCTCTCGCTGCTTATATTCTATGGATCGGATGCTGCATATCGTATATGTACTGCTGCAGCGCGGCTTTGCTGCATTCTGGCCAGCCTGATACCCCCCATCAACGACACCCCACCCCCCAAAACTACACACGCGACCATAGTATAGGGTTCATTTCACGCATCGGAGGGTAAATAGGGTTATAACCTGTGTTATAATTTACTCATGAACCTAGCAACAACAGTTAATAATGAGCAACAGGCCGAATTTATCAGGCTTTATGTAGCTTCAGAGGATGCAGGTAACGCTGCAAGATGTGCGATTAGAGCAGGCTATAGTGAGGCTACAGCTAAACAGAAGGGCTACAGTATGAAGAGGCAGTTTGCTGAAGTCATAAAGGAAGAAACTGTTAAGCTGATAGGAGATAGTGCCACATTGGGGCTTGCAGGGATTATTAATCTGGCTAAAACTGCTAGTAATCAGAATGTTAAACTGCAGGCGTGTAAGGATTTGTTAGATAGAGCAGGGTTTGGTAGTGTTAATCAGATTGAGATCTCAGGCATGGACAATAAATCAGACGAAGAGCTTAAAAAAGAGCTAGAATTACTCTTAAATCAGAATATAATTGACGTAACTCCTACAAATGTAGAAAAAGAGGATATATTAGAGAAAACTAATAATGTTGCTGTGTAAGGGATAAGTGACAAGTCACCAGTAGTAAAACACTTTACTTTTTTGGATTGGAAATGAAGCATAATATTGAGGATTGTAAGATTAAGTTAAGAGCGATACACAAGATTGCTCAGATTATTATTGATGGTGCTGGAGAGTTAGATGATATAGTTGTCATTACACTTGCTCAACAGATTCAACAAGACACTGAACTATTAAGTAGAGAAGATGACAGTAACTAAGTCAGATTTTGATCCTACGATATTAGGACAGTATGAGTTACCGCCCACAATGTTACATTTTCAGTGGGAAGGTAAGAGAAGTGGTACAACGGTTTATAGATATATACTGGCAGAAACAATAGACCCGAATAAGATTGACTCAAGAACAAAGGTTAAAGAGGGTGAAGAGGGGATGACTCAAGATGAAGTTTGGGATAGAGTGGTGAAAGATCTATGAGTGTAGAGCAAGCATTAAAGATTGCTAAAGAATTGCAGTTTAGGCAAGATCATAATAAGCTGAAGTATTATAAGCCTTACGAATACCAAGAAAAATTCCACAACGCTAAAGCGGCACAGAAACTATTGATGGCTGGTAACAGGATTGGTAAGTCTTATTGTGGTGCAGCAGAGTTGGCTTATCATTTGACAGGATTGTATCCTAAATGGTGGCAAGGCAGGAAATGGGATAGACCTATTAGAGCATGGGCAGGTGGTGCATCGAATGAAACTACTCGTGATATTCTACAGAAAGAATTATTTGGACAGCCTGATGATCCTCATGCAAAAGGAACAGGTGCTATACCGTTAAATCTAATCGGTGAGAAAACCAGAAAACCCGGAGTGCCAAATGCTCATAACTCAGCTGTTATTAAGCATGTTAGCGGTGGCTGGTCTAGGGTTGGTTTTAAAGCTTATGAGATGGGTAAAGAAAAGTGGATGGGTGAGTCACTAGATGTTATCTGGCTAGATGAAGAACCACCACCAGAGATTTATTCTCAGTGTGTAACTCGTACAGCGGATAAAGGTGGCATGGTTTATATGACATTTACGCCTGAGAACGGAATGACTGAAACTATTGCTCAGTTTATCAATGACTTGAAGCAAGGTCAGTTCATGATGCAGGCAGGCTGGGATGATGCACCTCACATGACAGAAGATGTTAAAGAGCAGATATTAGCAGCACTACCACCACATGAAAGGAAGATGCGAGAACAAGGTATTCCTTCTCTTGGATCGGGATTGGTATTCCCAGTTCCTGAAGAAGTCATTAAATGTGAGCCTTTCGACATACCTGATCATTTTCCTAGGGTATGTGGCATGGACTATGGTTGGGATCACCCTACTACAGCAGTATGGATTGCTTGGGATCGGGATGCAGACATTGCTTATATATATGACAGTTATTCTCAAAGACAAGAAATACCAGCAGTTCACTCAGCCGCTATCAACGCAAGACCGAAATGGATTCCAGTTATATGGCCGCGAGATGGTAGGCAAGCAGATAAAGGATCTGGTACTCCGTTAGCAGATCAATATCGAGCATTAGGTGTAAACATGATGCAAGGTAGAGGTAAGAGTTGGGGCGGTTGGTTTACCAATCCACCAGTAGATAATCAGCAGGAAGGATCAGGTGGAGTTTCACTAGAATCTGGAGTCATGGAAATGCTTGAAAGGATGAAAACAGGCAGATTAAAGATATTTTCAACACAATCGGGCGTTTTTGAGGAATTAAGGATGTATCATAGGAAAGACGGAAGAATAGTTCCATTTAAGGATGACTTGATTTCTGCCATGAGGTATGCTGTGTTATCTTTGCGACATGCGAGGATTAAACACTCCCAGCCTAGGCAGTATGAAGCAGATAGTAGTTTTAATATATTTACATAGGAGAAATAACATGGGCGGATTTGTAAGAAAAGTTTTTGCACCATCACCACCGGCATACACGCCACCAGCAGCACCTGTTGCTGCACCAGTAGCAGCTAGAGTAGAACCTGAAGCATTAGCACCTGAAGCAGAAGTTCCAGCAGCAATGTCAGAATCCATCAAGAAGAAAAAGAAAGGCAGATATAGTACACTTCTTACTGGATCGGAAGGATCACTAGGTAGTCCAGATATTGAGAAGAAATCACTATTGGGGAATTAATATGGGTGTATTTAGCGCGATTAAAAAGATGTCTTTACCAGCTTTGCAGTTCAAAGACTCCCAAGGTAATAATGCACCAGCAGCAGTTAATAGGGTGGGCAATCAGGGGATGCAAAAAATTGCAAAGCCACTTGGATTTCAAGATAATCCAGCACTAGCAGACCTACCAGAACCTGCATCAGTCGCAGCAGCATCAGAAGCTGGGCTTCTAAAGAATAAGAAAAAGAAGGGTCGTTACGGAACATTACTTACAGGCGGTAAGGGCGTTACTGATGATGCAGAGTTAAGTAAAAAATCACTATTGGGAAATTAGTATGGGAAAGAAATCAGCACCAGCACCTATTATACCACCTGCATATACAGCACCTCCAGTACCGGAAGCTGTAGATCGTAAAGATCTAGACAAGCAGACACAGGAAGCTAGAGAAAAAGCAATCGCAGCATCAACATCTACAAAAGATGGATCTGCAGCACCTCAAGCATCTTTGTTATCTGAGAGAAAGTTCTGGGAAGAGCAGGAAAGTAAAAAAACATTGTTAAGATGATCGAGTTAAGACCGAATGCAGGACAAGAAGTTACAGATTGGATTACAAAAAGAGTAGGGGTTACAGCTCTTAGTGATTGTACTAATTTTGGTTTTTATGAAGAGGGTGAATTAGTTGGGGGAGTGGCATTTTATGAATACAGAATACAAGATATTGTGTTTTCAGGTGTCATGGAGAAAGGTAGTTTTAATAAGACAATGCTAAGAACATTGTTTAACTACCCTTTTATTCAATTAGATTGCCATAGAATTACTGCCTATACAGAAACAGATAATAGGCAAGCAAACTTATTCTTAAAGAGATTAGGTTTTAAAAAGGAAGGCACTATGAGAGAAATCTCAGAGCGACTAAAAGATATTCACATTTATGGTATGCTAAAAAAAGAGTGTACTTGGTTATAGGAGAACAACATGGGAAAGAAATCAGCACCAGCACCTTATATTCCACCGCCACCGGTTGATTACGCACAAGAATCAGTGCAAAGACAGAAAGAAGAAGCGGAAATGGATGCAGAAATTGTATTAGAAAGAACAAAAGCTTTGAATAAGAAGAAGTCTGGCAGATATGCAACACTACTTACTGGTGGTGAAGGCTTACAAGACGAAGCAGATGTTAAAACTCGTTCACTTCTTGGATCGGGAAAGAAATAGGAGATTATTATGGCAGTAGAGCAAATTATTAAAAGGCTTGGAGCATTAGAGTCGGCTAAAGGAACATGGACAGATCACTGGCAAGAGATACTTGACTATGTAATGCCTAGAAAAGCAACAACTACAGTAAGATATTCTAAAGGTGCAAAGCGCACTGAGAAGTTATATGACTCTTCTGCAATCCATGCCAATACATTATTAGCTGCATCATTACAAGGAACACTAACTTCAGCATCATTACCTTGGTTTCACCTAAGAGTAAGAGATGAAACACTGAATCAACAGCGTGATGTTTCTGTTTGGTTAGAGGATTGTCGTAATAGAATGTATAAAGCCTTTAGTACATCTAACTTTAATACTGAAGTACATGAGTTTTATCTTGATATTTGCTCTATCGGTACATCTTGTATTGAAGTAGAAGAGAATGGTGGAGATCTAAACTTTAGGGCTTTACATATTTCAGAGTATTTTATTGCTGAAAATCATAAAGGACAGATTGATACACTATATCGTAAGTTTGAATATTCAGCTAGACAAGCAAAGCAGAGATGGGGTGATGCCTGTGGAGCTAAGATTGACGATGCGTTTAATTCCAAACCAGATAAAAAATTTGAGTTTATACATTGTGTAATGCCAGCAGAAGAATATGAAGGTAAGAAGATTACTAAATTACCTTGGGTTTCTATATATATATGTATAGAAGATAAAAATATTGTTCATTCTGGTGGTTATAACGAATTACCATACCTTGTAACAAGATGGTCTAAGGCTTCAGGCGAAGAATATGGTCGTTCACCTGCTTACAATGCACTACCAGACATCAAAACTCTGAACAAAGCAGTAGAATTAGGTCTTAAAGCATGGGCTAAAGCTATTGATCCACCACTTCTAGTAGAAGATGACGGTGTAATCGGTAAGGTTCGTACTACTCCAGCAGGTATTACTGTTGTTCGTAGAGATGGAGCTATTAAGCCATTAGATACAGGTGCTAGATTTGATGTGTCTGACATGAAGGAAACAGAATTAAGAGGTGCTATTAAGCAAGCATTCTTCTCAGATCAGTTAGAACTCCAGCAAGGCCCTCAAATGACTGCTACAGAAGTGCAAGTTCGTTATGAATTGATGCAAAGATTACTTGGCCCAACACTAGGTAGATTTCAAACAGAGTTTTTAAACCCTCTTATCGAAAGATGTTTTGCTATTATGGATAGGAGTGAGAAATTCCTACCTGCTCCAGAAGCGTTAGATGGAATATCTATTGATATTGAGTATGTTGGCCCTCTAGCTCGTTCACAAAGAATGGAAGAAGCTGTAGCTGTAGAAAGATTGTATGAGATGGCTGCTAATCTTGCACAGATTGCTCCAGAAGTTATGGATAACATTGATCATGATTCTGCAATTAGATCTAGAGCTGAATTATTAGGCGTACCTAAGAACATTATGCGTGATCCTGCTGAAATTGAAGAGCAAAGAAAAGCTCAGATGGAACAACAGCAGCAAATGGCAGAAATGCAACAAGCACAACAAGGCGCAGATGTTGTATCGAAAGTTGCACCAGTAGCTGAACAGATCAATCCAGAAAATGTAGAATCTACACAAGCAGGGGTTGAGCAAATAATGCAGGCTATGCAATGAGTACAACAATAGCAAAGCTTAAAAAAGATTATGCTGATTGCTTTGGATCTATCTCTGGGAACAAAGTCCTAGAAGATTTGAAGTCAGCATATCAAATGCGAGAATCCTATTCAAAAGGTGATCCGTATGAAACCGCGAGGCGAGAGGGTGAAAGAGCTGTCTATCTTCGTATTATAAATATGTCAAATATAAAAGAGGAATAAACTATGAGTGAAATGGCCACAGAAGTAACAGACAACGCAGATGCGCCTGTTCTAAGTGACAACCAAGCAACAGATTGGAGAGAAGGGTTGTCAGATGAGTTAAGAGCAGAACCAACACTGGCAAACATTAACGATTTAGAATCAGCAGCTAAGACGCTGGTTCACCAACAAAAAATGATGGGAAGTAGAATCCCACTGCCTAAAACGGATGAAGAAAGAGATGAGCTTTATACTAAGCTTGGTCGCCCTGAGAATGCAACAGATTATAAGGTTGATGTTCCTCAAGGGTATGAACAATACTATCCTGAAGAAATGATGACTTCGTTTAAAGAAACAGGGCATCAATTAGGTTTATCACCAGAACAAATGCAAGGCTTAGTTGAATGGCAAAAAGGTTCAGTAGATTTCCAAATGAATCAAGATCAAGTATCTGGACAAGCGTTAGGAACTCAAACTGAAGAATCCTTAAAACAAGAGTTCGGTGCTAACTATGACAAGAACATGACTGCAGCAAAGAGAGCTTTGGCTGTATATGGTAATGATGCGCTATCAGAAAAACTAGCGAACCCAGCCATAGGTAATGATCCAGATTTAATCCGACTACTTGCTAATGCTGGAAAGGATATAACTGAAGATTCGGCTACCGGTACAGCTAACAACTCTCTGGTAATGAGTCCTATGGATGCTAGAATGAGAATTGATCAAATCAATAGTAATAAATCACATGCGTATTGGGATGCTACAAATCCTAAGCACATAGATGCTGTTGATGAAATGAATCAATTATTTGCAAAAGCGCATCCAGAATAAAAAAGTATGGTAAGATAATGCTCAAGCGGTGTAAAATCCGCTTGTAATCAACACCGCCCTTATGGATAACGGTAGATTAAAAGGTAGTTCTAAACTCGTTTAGCCAGCGTAATAGGCAGGACACCCGAAAGGACAATGACCGTTTTTTGTTTAATTATAAAAGGAGGACATTATGTCTACTCAAATTACGACTGCTTTTGTCGAGCAGTATAAAAGTAATGTGTTGCACCTTGCACAACAGAAAGGTTCACGATTACGCGACTCGGTTCGTTATGAATCAGTAACAGGTAAGAATCACTTTTTCGAAAGAATTGGTGCAGTTTCAGCTCAAAAGCGTACTTCACGCCACTCAGATACTCCTCGTATGGATAGTCCACATTCAAGACGTAGAGTTTCAATGGATGACTACGACTGGGCTGATTTAATCGATCAGGAAGATAAGGTTCGTATGTTAATCACTCCACAGAGCGAGTATGCAATGGCTGGTGCTAATGCAATG